GCCATATTAATTAAAGTATGGAAGTACTTCCCGGGAGGCTCCGATTCGGAGCCGAAAGAAAAATTGAACCTAACTAAGGTTCAAAACTGTCATCACTTCCCAGTGATGTCCAGACCCCTGACTTTCGCCAAGGGAGAAAGGTGTCCAATCCCAACGCGGAGTGGACCCCTTTCGTATTACGGATTTTCGGCGATTAGTTCTAAGGCCGATGAATCCGCCCCTAATGTAACCAGCAACGAAAGAAAGGAGAAGAGCATCCGGATTATCGAAATAACCAAGAGTCTTCGCCAGTCTTTGGTCAACAGGTGACAAAGAAAACTTCCTAGGAACCAAGTGAGAGTAGCTATAAATACGCAACCCTTGCTTAGTCCAAAGAGGTTTTCGAATCATGCTAGACGGAACCTTGATACCAGCTGTGTCTTCGACGTCCTGAGGTACCGGTAAAAACCGGCACTTCCTGACTAGAAACCCAACTGTACATATCAAGGGAACCATATGGCACGAACTCCACCTGTTGAGCCTATTGATTGCTGAGTACAGGTCGTTTGCGTCGGAAAGGTGCGAAATATACACCCCTCTGACATTGACACCGTTAAAAGAATCGGTGCCACACGACTCTCGGAAAAGTCCATCATTATAGGACTTGTCATTGTTCACCTGGAAACCAGTAATGGTAAGTAGTCGGATAACGAGGTTATAAGCCTCTTTAACGACTATAATATCATCACCAAAAACAGCATAGTTACTGCTGCCCGGGGTGCGATTACGGAAGTGCTTGGGTCTTATTCCAAGCATCCGATAAGCGCCAATGACTAATGCAGAAAAGATCAAAGTCTGAAGGGGAAAAGTAAAAGCATTCCCCATAGACGAGATCATATGTAAGTCTATCACCTCCCCACTTGGGAGAGTGGTTTTAGGCGATCGCACTTTCATAAGAAGGTCAAAAACCTCCTTAGGTAGTAGTGATTGCATGAGATCGATAGACAAAGAGTCACTTGCGGATTTGAGATCGATAGTACCAAATCTCCCGCATTGTGACCCAATACGAGCTAATCGTGAGTTTTCAGAAGGCTGGGTTGCTAAGTCTATACCAAAGACTTCGCGAATTCTAGCCTCAAGAGAACCCTGTATACTCTTTTGAAAGAGCATATTAACGATAGGCTCGCTACATATCGTTCTGCAAATTTCCGCTGTTTTGGGTACATACGAAAGTTTGCTACCTGAAACGAGTCGATACTCCCTAACCTTGGATCGGTAAGCTTCTGCGCCTTTCCAGGTAGGATGGTAATCGATCGTCTGTACATACAGATCGTACAGATACTGACTTGTACCAGTTAGGTGAGAAGTACCTATTTTCGTTAGAAAATCGGTACTGAGAGCACCTACCGAAGCACCGGGACCATGTCCAATAAACTGAGCAAAAGAACTCGGTCTAAGGATAAAATCACGGTAGGCAAAAATCTCTTGGGGTTCTTTCCAAGGGATCACCCATTCAAAAGAATGTTTCGGAATGGGATAGAAGAAGTCATAAAGTAAGGCGCGAGCCTCACCAAGAGCTTCTTCCTCTGCCTCGTTGCAAAGTCGGGAACTGAACTGATACGTACGACAGCGTTCATTGGTCTCTAAAAAGAGCTCAAGAGCACGCTGTGCCGGTTCTCCACTTGGTCGAGGAATACCTGGAAGGTATTTCTTAACCAAAGATTTACGGAGAGCCGACATAGCAAACTGTTGTACGGATTGACCAGCATATGGATCAATAGATCCATCCCAACCTGAAGCAACTAAGTCAGCTTCAAGTACGGAGACCAAATCACCAGCATTAATATGCATAGCAACTTCTCCATGTCCAAAACGTTAAACGCTGAGTTAAATCAGCCCAAGAGACCCGTAACAAGGGTATCGCCGAGGCCAGCACTTTGTTGAGACAAAGCACCAACAATCAACGAAGCCGCTGCACGAACGTTCGGAGCATCCGCAGTATCACTGCCAGACGGTACAGCACATTCCGTCCGGAAGATGGCTGTGGCGTAGGGTTGCCCCGCAAGCGGGGTAACACCTTTCCGAACAAGCACCTTGGTAACGTTATTTGGGACATCCTTCACCAATCCAGTGATCGGATTAGGCTTTCCAAGAACTCGGAAAGTTCTAGCCCGACTTACGGTAACGGTGAAGGGAGAAGCTACAGAGTGAGTGGTCACACCGGCTTGCGTCCCTCCCAGTGCCGTGACCGCCCACTGCTTCGAATTTACATCCGGAGCAGTGTCCGCGGTCAAGGTATAGGTCGGGCTCGTAAAACCGGTCTGTGCACCGCCCGTAACGGGCGAGGTTATTGCTAGCGTCATTGCATACTCCTGGTAGAAGGGCAAAATCAATCAGGTCTAGAATTATCATAATCGATAATTCCTTCCTGAGAGCCTTTGCGGATTAGTCGTCAATCCAACTTCTTGGAGAAGAGCGGCCACGTTCAAAAGACGTGTGTCACTACTTACCAAGTTGAAGGTCAACGTCGGGCAAGGAATCCCCGACGAGGCACGACTGACGAGACGTCGCCGCCAGTGGCACTGCGAAGTAGACGCAATATAGCTGTCCAATACCCATCCAGAGTTTTTGAGCAATCGTTTCGTTTCATCACGACTAGGTGACATTACATTAAACTTGTCAACTTGTCTGATTTGCGAACGGTTTACCCACTTAACACTGGAGGTATCGACAACAGCTGCATTGATTAAATCGCCAATATTGACGAAATAGTCTATCAAGAACGACCATGGGAGAAGCTCCCAAGCTGTAGGTAAAAACTCACTAGGGGTAAAACCATAGCGAGCAAACCTATCCAGCGCGGACGTTGCAGCCTGAGCTAAAAACTCGCCCCGGTACCGAACAGAATCTGTTTCGGTAAGGCGCACAGTGTGCATGCACCATAGACCCGAGCTAATAGGGCCAGCATCCTGAAAAGCGGATACAGCAGAATTAGCATGCTTATCAGAGCCTGATGCACTGAAGGTTACAGTTCTCTCCTTTTCAAGGAGGTCATTGTAAGCTTCGCGGGCATCAGAAATATCCTGAAAGAACGGGATCCATCCAAAGCTATACTCAAGCCACAATCCACTTGCAATAGAACTAAGGTTTCGAATGTACTTCTTAGGCTTCTTTGTGAAGTTTGCATCCCGATTTCCTCGGTTAGCTCGCTTCACTGCCTTCAGGTAGTCATTGATTCCGCGTTCTAAAGCATTGAGTGGATGTGTGAACTGTCTAAGAGTTTGTCTAATTTGGCCAAGGAATGTAGGACCGGAAAAACGGACCTGCAATTCTCTAACCTTTTCGAGAAACTTAGAAGCAGCCTTCGCATCAGCATTCGAAGTCCAACCCCCTGCCCATGAAGGCTCAGTGTTCCGGTAATAAGCAACATCACCGTGACAATGCGCTTTCCAGATCAGGAGAGGTGTCGATGCGGCGTGCGCAGCAAAAGATATGCTGCTACGCGTCGCAACTACAGTACCGTAGTCCCCTGTAAAGGGCGTCGTTGCATTGACGTTATTTTTCACCTGCTGACGCCATTTTGGGTTAAGCTCGCCAGTTTTGGTTCTGTGAATTGTACGAGCAGAAGTTGCTCTGTTCATAGTCGTCCACGGAGCCGCAGCCTGTGAGCTATACCCATAAAGCACGGCAGGTGATATAAGATTTCTGGTAACTGTATAAGACACCAAGACCTCGAATATAAGTAGTTGCCCTACCTAAGAGACTCATTGAGTCTCGCTGTAAAACCTCTCAGCAACCTAACACCATTTCCAGGGAAGTGGATTCCATGTCGGGGACTTTTTAGGTTCCTGCGACATAGAAGACTCAATAGCTCGAATCAGAATTTCTTCTTGATTCTTGCCAGGCCATCCAGAATAGAAACAGTCAAAGAAAATGGCTGCGTCTACGGATGGTTTATAAGTTTCCAAATCTCTGGTGCGAGTAATACTATCCGCCTTAATCTTTCGTAACCGAGTGTGTTCAATAATACGACCACCCCGGAGACGATCGATAGAAGAAGGATAGTCATGACAAAGTATATCCTCTCGGACAATACTTTCGATCCAAGAAGCAGCCTCAATCCGTTTGATAAGATCGAGGTAAGCCTCCCTGAAACTTTCTTTGTCTTTTTGGAAATTTTCGCGGTTAAGACCCGTGAAGATCTCCGCATAGGCGCTGTCGGTTTCTGGATCATTGTCAATACTCATGGTGAGTCCTTGTATAAGGGTTGATAGACAGAAATCTGATCTATCAGAGCTCTCGTACAAGAACAAGGGGC